TACACCTCAAGATTGGGATGAATGTGATGCAATTCAGGCAGCACTAGACGGTGATGTTATTTCACTTGACGAGTTTTCAGAATGGGAATTTGATTCAGTGTATGATTTATGCTCCGAAGATTCGATGGGCGACACCGAGAAGATGGATGAAGCACTTGACACTGATGATTGGGATGACGAAGAAGAGTGGTTAGAAAACAACGACTTCAATCATACAAAGTCCTTCTACGAAATTCAAGATGGTATAATCCTGAGTGATGACGAACATTCATGAGATAAATGGTTAAACTGTTGACAACCTCTCGCTTTCTTGATATAATAGTACCCTAATCAAATGAAGAGAGTGAGAGAGATTATGTGTGGAACTTATACTGGTGAACATGAAGAGACTAAACCCACTAATGAATTTAGATATGCAAACTACTACGGTTACTCGGACGTTAGTCCATATGAGATTACTAAAGTAATTTCTAGGCAAACTATGGAAGTTCGTCCTATGCGGGCGACTCTTGATCCTAACTTCAAATGTGAAACAGTTGTCGGTGGATTCTTCGGACACACTACTAACAACAACTCTCAAACTTACACCTACGAATCACTTGCAGATGCTCCTACGATGAGAATTCGATACAGCAAAGCGAAACGTGGTTGGTTCTCTGCTTGCGGTCAACGTCATCTTTTAGAAGATGCTCCTGTTCGCTTTTATGACTATAACTTTTAAGGAGATTGAAATGAGTAGAATTATCCAGAATGCAGTTGCGGTTGACAAAGTTTATAAACTAGTTGACCAGATGACAAAACTTATCGAGAAGCAAGGTGCCGATCAGTTTGAGATTAACGATTCCTCGTACTCTCTTGGTTATCTCAAGGGTATGTTGACCACGCTATGCTGTAAGTATCCTCAAGTACTTGACCACGTTATCGAGACAATTGACTATTTAGAAGAAGCATAAAAGGTTATGTTCTTATAACAAAGTATTCTAAGTGAAGTGTTGACAGCACCCTTAGAATATGAGATAATGGTTGTACAAATTGAGTTGAGAGAGTTTATTATGTTTTGTATTGAAGGTCGTCATGCCAAACCAGAAATCGTCGAAGAGTATGTTGCGCGTCTTATGGGCGCTCTAAAAATTCATCGATTCACTTCTAAGTTGGTGACTATCAAGTTCAAATCTGAACTGCCTAGTTACGCTCAAGGTCTATGTGAGGGCGATAAAGATTACGCCTACATTCAGATCGGTAAGTTCGACCAGACCTTCCTTCAACAGATGCAAGCACTCGCTCACGAGATGGTACATGCTCGTCAGTTTTTACGTGGTCAATTGACTGCTGAAGGTGTGTGGAAGTGGAAGGGTCGCAATGCTGACAACTACGCTTACACTAACCAACCTTGGGAGAAAGAAGCATATCGCCTTGAGCGTGAACTCTTTCTTGATTGTTTCCCCTTTGATAAGATGGTATAATTATGGGACATTATGACGAACAACGCGAAGCAGATCGAAAGCAGAGAGTTCCACAAAGTAACACTCTTATTCGCAATGCAATTCAAACACCTGATGGCACGATCTTAGAATCGACACATCGGCACGACTATAAAACGTATAAGGATGCCAATGGGTTGACTTATATGGTTGATGGTGGATTAGAATACAGTAGACGTAATCGACACGACTCTGCTCCTTATATTGAAATGAATCTGTATGATAATGAACCACATTCTGTACATCGTGAAGTTCTGAAGTGGGGAACGTATGGTATCAATGGTGATCAACCACTCAAATGGTTATCTGTCGCTGAAATGGAGACTGGTCACATTGAAGCAGTGGTAAAGATGTCGAATGTGAGACCACAAATACGTGACTGTATGAAAGAAGAACTCGGACAACGGAATGATTCAGTAATATATGACTAAGAGTATCATAGTTGTGGATGATTTTCTCGAGGACCATATCATTGATTTGATGATAGAGTTCTATGATTCGAGCGCCTATATTCCTGATTATGATAAGTTAAGCAAACTAGACTGTGGTGAATGGAAACCTTCTAACGAATTAGTTCAACACGTTTGGGATGCGCAGAATGAGCAGTCGATGAAAATTGCGAATGCTGTAGTACATTGGGGAGACATCTATCGCTGGCCGATTGGTTCTGATATGGGTCTCCATAATGATGTAGCGAGTAAACATACTGTATTCACCTCGATATTATATTTGAATGATGATTTCGAAGGTGGGTTTACAGAGTTTGCGGACGGTACAAGAGTAGCACCGAAGAAAGGACGTATTGTGTTCTATGATGGAATACATTACTGGCACAAAGTAACACCTATAACGAAAGGAATACGATACACATTTGCATCGTGGTACCGAACAAACAATTAAATTTAATAATGAGGCAGTAAAATGATTAGTAGTCCAGCAGACCGTAAGAAAGTAAAAGACTCCATCAAAGAGTTATCTGATTCAATGCTACGTGTTGATAGTGAGAAAGATTTGCAGAAAGACATCGTTCAGGTGACGTTCGAAGATACTGGTGTTGATAAGAAGCATATTCGCAAACTTGCGGTGATCTACCATAAGCAATCAATGAATGATGTTAAGTCCGACTACGAAGACCTCGAAGCACTGTACGACGAATTGTTCAAATAAGTGGTTGCATATGACACAAGGATGTGTTATAATATCATATATTATGAGGAGTTAGTGATGGGACGTTCACAGTCTAAAAGAAGTAATCGTAAGAATACAGCGAAGGATTTCAGCAACACTAATCCAGTAGCAAAGAACATGGAGAAGTTCAACAAACCTGCCACACACGTTGATAAGAAGAAAGAATCTAAGATCAAGGGTCTCGATATAGATAAAGCGTGGTTAGACGATGAAATACGGTAGCATGACACACGACTTTCATGGTCGTAAAATCAAAAAGAAGAAAGCACGAGGTGTTGTATATGACAAGTACACACCACCAGCATTCAAAGAATTAGTTACTAGTGATGGACCCTACCAGAGAGAGACTAAGGTTTATAAATCTCTTGATGTTGGTACTGGTAATACTGAAAGAAAGGAACGAATGAACTATACTGGCACTCTTATCAAAGGTATTGCTACCATGCATAAGAGCAATGCGGTGCCAATCCTCAATCAACAAGATGCAATAGACATTGCAAACATGAGAAGATCCTGATATAATGGTAGATTATACACTGAAGACTAACTGGGATTGCCTAGCGACTCTGACGAAAAAGATTGAAGATGATAAGAAGTCCAAAGAGAAAGTGATTTCTTTTGATGGACTTACGTTGACTACCAACAAGTTTACATATACGTTATTTGCTGGTGAATTGAATAGAACAAAGAGGACTAAATGATGGCAGAACGATATCGCGAAGAAACTACCGATTGGGGTGATTACAAGATAAGCAATCACATATATATTACTATGGGTGAGCAATTGTTAGGTTATATACCCAAAGGCGGTAAAGAGATGCGATTCTCTAAACCGAAGAAGCAATGGTCAGTATCGCGACGAAAGTTTCGTGAACTCACCAAGAAAGAAATAGCGTGGGTAAAAGAAAATGGTAACATACCGCAAAGTTAGTATATTAGCACTAGCAATATTAATATCTGGATGTAATTTATTACCAGACAACTTCGATAATCAAGAGTTTGGTTATCTCGCAGAACTTCATGTATCTGCATCCGTAACACCAAGTCCCTGTGATCAAGACGAACTAAAAGAAATACATCGTCTAGCATCCGTTCTCACTACATACAGTGAACATACACTAAATGATAATACCACACTAATCTATAGTGAGATTCAAAGTCTCACGGGTGAGTTGTTGGACAGGGAATCACCTAGTAGAACCTACTGTAAAATGAAACGAAAGAGTATCCGACAAGTGACTGACACAGCACTATCGGTATTCGGAACGAGGATAAAGAAATGAGTGCATTATTAGACGATTGGGAAAAGAAAGCAGAAGTTCATATTCATGAGTTGAAGAGTTACCTGGATAATGGTGAACTTGCACGAGATGAGTATGACGAGTTAGTAAAAGATGTTGCTGATACTTCGACTATCATCAAACTACTTGACAATGAAAAGGATAGAATACTTGCGGCGACAATTGCAGAAGGACTAATGGTTCTTGCAGGTGCGCTATGATAAGTAAAATACTGTTCGGTGTGATACTGAGTGGTTCTATAGGTTTCTATCTGTTCTATACGTTTGCGCATCTACCATTAGTCACTAAGGTGGAGCAACAGCAGTTAGTTCTACAGGCACAAGAGTTTCGCCAGCAAGAACAGATTGCTACTATAGACGCACTTCAGAACAATCTAACCAAGACTAGTGAAGCACTAAGCACACAGTCGGCACGTAACTCAGAGATTGAGGGTGAGATGTCTCGGTACATGAACATCTTTCGTAGACACAACCTAAGTAAATTAGCGGCAGCAAAACCTGGACTAATTGAACCACGTATTAACAAGGGGACCAAGAATGTATTTGACAGCATCGAAGAAGATTCTGCTTTTATCAGCAATCTTAATTAGTACAGGTTGTTCGTTACTTCCTCAAGCACCTAAAGTTATTCCAGTTGAGATTCGTACTATAGAGGTAAAGATACCTATTGTGCATCCTACTCTGCCTCGTGCAATCGATCTGAAAGAACCATACTTCTATGTGGTATCAGATAAGAACATGGATACGTTTATCGCAGAGATGGAGAAACTAAATGGTACAGTAGTCTTCACTGCAATGACAATTGATGACTATGAGTTGATGGCATATAACATGCAGGAAATAAAACGCTACATAGGACAGTTAAAGGAAGTTGTGGTATACTACCGAACTATTAATGACGAACCCGAAGAGGTCGTAGAGGAAAAATAATGTACGATTACAAAGTAAAAATCGTGAGAGTGGTCGATGGCGATACAGTGGATGTTGATATTGACTTAGGTTTTGGTATCTGGATGCTTAAAGAACGTGTACGTATGATGGGCATCGACACACCTGAATCACGTACTCGCGATAAGGTAGAGAAGAAGTTTGGTCTTGCCGCTAAGAAACATCTCAAAGAAATGTTAGGTAAGACAGCGATTCTTAGGACTCAGATCGATAGGTCCGGAGAAGACAAGAAAGGTAAGTTCGGTCGTATTCTAGGTGACTTCGATGTTCAAGTTGAACCATCTATCGGTCAGTATGATACAATGAAGAGTGCTTGCCAGATTATGATTGATGACGGTCATGCAGTATCGTACTTCGGTGGTAATAAAGAAGAGAATAAAGCAAAGCATTTAGCGAATCGTGAACGCCTGATTGCCGAAGGTGTTGTCGTTCTATAGATCGAAAGGTTATATGCATATAACAAAATACTCTAAAAATAGTGTTATTAAATCATAATAATGCTTGTGGATGTTACTCTCTCGTGTTATAATGGTACCTCATTAGACAGAGAGAGTAACTACCATGTTCATGAAGATCGCAGATTCTACCCTTTACGAGATGTACGTAACTAAGCATCAAATCAAGCAGAACAAAGGCGAAGCACGTGGATCCAAGGACATGGAGCGCACCAAGTGCTACGATGCAGAGTGGAGATTCCAACGCTCTGTTCAGATCCCTCTATTCAATTCTATCTC